ATTAAAGCAACACAACCTAATATTAATAATATTAGTCTTGTAACTGACGATACTGTTCCGGAACAATACCTATCCGTATTTGATAAAATTATTCCTATTCCGTTTGGCGATGCTGCTAGTTCAAGTGAATGGAAAGTTGAAAACCGATGGAAACTATATCATGCTAGTCCCTATGACGAGACTATCGTATTAGATGTTGATATGCTGGTGTTAGATAATATTGAGAGAGTATGGGAGTGGGTAAATGGCAGAGATTTATTTTTCACTAGTCAGGTTACTGATTACAAACAACGAACAATAACTGATACTACTTACAGAAAAATGTTTGTTGAAAACAACTTACCAAATTTATACTGCGGCATGTTTTATTTTAACAAATCAAATAACTCTTTAGAGTTTTTTAAATTATTAGAGTTTATTACTAATAACTGGCAACGAATGTATTATGATATTGCTCCTAAAAATTCTCAAAAGTTTTTTAGTATGGATGTAACAGTTGCTATTGCTGCTAAAATTTTAGGCATTGATAATAGTATAGTAAATGTAAACTCTCCATTTACATTTACTCATATGAAACCTGCACTACAAGGATGGGATCCAATTCCCGAATCTTGCCTAAGCCAGTTGTTAATCAACTTTACTGATACTCGAGAACTGTATTTAAATAATTTTAAACAATACGGAGTATTCCATTATGTTGAAGATGGGTTCTTAACTGACGAAATTATAAAGAAATTAAATGTATAATCCAGAAGAAGATATTATTCCACCGGAGTTATTGGCGCAAGCATTGGCAATAAGTAGTATACCAGTTACATATAAAGTATATTTTAGTAAAGATACTGGAGATATGCTGTCAGTAAGTAACGAAGAAAATTTAAATTTTACTAGTTCTATAGATGTAGAGTACGAAACAGTTAAACCGTTCTTAATTGGTAAAAAGCAATTATCAAACTATAAGATAATTTTTGCTGATCAAACTACTCCGACTATTGTTTCTAAATCTGAAGGTGATGTTAAGTTAGCAATTATTGAACAAGTACCGTTAGTAGATAATTGGGATAGCATGTTTACTATTGAAAATTATCCACTATTGGCTCAGTGGGGATTTCAGTTAAGACCAGATCAACGAAATATCTTACAATCTCATAATCTTAATACTACATTTGAAGTTTTTGTAGTTGATAAAAATAATAACAATATGCTAATTAGAGGCATCAAGATGACGCTAAGTGATTTAATTAACACTAATCGATTATACGTAGCACATGCATCACCTAACGAAGCAAGTACTGAAAACAGAATATTTGTGAGAAAGTTTTTCTCAACAATTGGATATCAAATTTTGTATGACACAAACAGTTAAAATTTTAGACTACGACATCATCTATCTCAGCTATGACGAACCTAATGCTGAAAAAAATTATGCAGATCTATGTGCTAAAGTTCCTTGGGCAAAGCGTGTACACGGAGTAAAGGGTAGCGATGCGGCTCATAAAGCCTGTGCAAATCTAAGCGAAACGGATCGTTTTGTTACTGTAGATGGGGATAATATTGTGCGAGAAGACTTCCTTAATCAGGAAGTTAACTTTGACGAACATAAAGATCTGTCAAAGTGTGTAATATCGTGGGCAGGATATAATGTAGTTAACGGACTAATGTACGGCAATGGTGGTCTAAAATTATGGCCTAAACAGTACGTATTAGACATGAAAACGCACGAAAACGCACCCGCAGACGATCCTAATGCACAGGTAGACTTTTGTTGGGATGCAGAATATATACAGATGAATAGCTGTTATAGCGATGTATATAATAACGCAAGTCCATTCCAAGCATGGAGAGCAGGATTCCGTGAAGGTGTAAAAATGTCACTTGATCGTGGAGTTCGTACTGCTAACAAAGAATTTAAAAAAGAAATACACTGGAAAAATCTACAACGATTACTTGTGTGGCTTAATGTTGGCGCAGATGCACCTAATGGCACATGGGCAATACTAGGTGCTCGTCACGGTTGCTATATGACTAACTGTACAAATTGGAATTATACGCAGGTAAGAGATTTTGATTATCTTACAAGTTTGTGGCATAGTGATGTAGAACATACGAATATTGCAGACTCTATCAATACGTATGGAATTGACATAAAAAATGCTCTCGATTTAGAGATAGCAACGTTAGATGCTGACGCTAGTAAATTTTTTAAAGCAATACACTTACAACAATACAGGACAGGAAGCGGATTCCTTGACAAAGAATGAAAGACATTATATTTTATTACAAAAAGAAAAAAGTTCAGCAAATTGAAAATTTGTCAATTAAATATCCCCACGCAGTATTTAAAAAATTAACTGGTAACATATTTGATCTTGCTAAAGAGGTAATACCTACTGTCAAAACTTCTGCCTTTTGGTTAATTGATATTGAACTATTAGGGTGGGACCAATTCCTTTCTTATAAAGTATCTGAGTGGGATATGCAGTATGTACATATCTTTAAAGGAAAGACTGCTGAAGCATACTTAATTCCTACATCGTCAACAATAACTGATGAGTTTGTAGATAAAAAAGTTATCAAATGTAATGATATAAAATTCTCTGATTACGATATTTTCTTCATTCGGTATGACGAAAGTAATGCAGACAAAAATTTAGAATTATTAAAAGAAAGATATCTTAACGTTAATGTTATATCAAACGTAACTGGTATTTTTAATGCACACTTAGCCGCCGCCAAGCAATCAACTACAGATTTTTTCTGGGTTGTAGATGCTGACGCAACAGTTATTGATGCATTTGATTTTACTTATAGAGTTCCGGACTGGGATTTTGATGTAGTGCATATTTGGTCTAGTATTAATCCTATTAATCTGCTAGAATACGGCTATGGCGGTATAAAGTTAATCCCCCGTCATTTAATATTAAACGCCGATGAGGATACTGCTATTGATGTTACTACTAGCATAGGTGCTAAGATTAAAGTAATGCGTGAGGTATCAAACATTAATAATTTTGCAACCAGTCCATTAACTGCATGGCGCAGTGCATTTAGAGAATGTGCTAAATTAGCCTCAGGTATTATTGATAGGCAACATCAAGAAGAAACATCTGAGCGTATACAAATATGGATATCCAAAGGCGGTCATCGTCCGTTGGGGGAATATGTTCGCGGAGGTGCAAGCGCAGGAGCGTGGTATGGGAATGAATATCGTGGAAATAAAGAAAAGCTAGCTAAGATAAATGATTATACTTGGCTAGCTCACGAGTTTGACGCACATGTAAAAATGTTTCCACCGGAAACATTCAAAGACTAATTACTTGGATAGTAATGATGTAGCCATTGGAAAGATGGCTGCAATTGCTTGCGCACATGCCACAGCAACAAGTTGGTGCTCTTTTTGTGTACCGTTTGCCGAACGCAATTCAATAAAATGAATCCAGCTACGCAGTGTTCCATTCATATAGACACGACTAACTGTATTACCTTCTGGTAATACTGCACGAGCCTGTTCTTTAGCAATGCCGTTATCAATAGCCCATTTGTATACATACTTGGCTTCATCAATTACACGCTGTTGCATAAGGTTCCATCGTGTCCTTAATTCTTCATTGTCTGTCTCTACGCTGTTTTGTCTATTTTTAGTGTCTTGTAGACGAGCTTCTCTCAATACAAAACTGAGATCTTTTGTTGGATCAGCATAGCGTTGGCTAAACTCTTGAAAGGCAAAACTTCTGTGCCTAAGGATTTGACGAGCAATATCTCTTGTTGTTTCGATTTCAACGCAAGCTGAGACCATTTCAAGAGGCGACCAGTGAGCGTGTTTAACTAGGTAGTTAATAAGTTTTTCACTAGTCTCTGTGTTTAATTGATTGCTAGGATTACTAACTCTAGCACAATAAGCGATAAGTTCTTGAGCATCATTAATGCCTAAATCAGCAAATTCTTTTGTTGGTTGTGAGTACGATAACAGTTTTACATTCATTTTAGATTAATTTAAGTTTAAATCAACACCAGAAAAATTTCGTCCAATTGATCCTTTAATAAAAGTATCAAATGCAATACTAACCCTGGGTTTTAAATTAGTATTGAGATTTACATAGTGGTAACATGACGAGGGAAAAATAACAAGCATATTATTTCTTACAGGAATTGTCCATTGGGTAGAATTAAACGCATTAAATTTATTAGGAAACATGTTAAACAAAAACGGGGGAGACATTCTATTAAAAGAAATACTAGGTTGTGAATCTTCAACATCAATATAATAAGATCCTGACAAAATACTGTTTGGATGATTATGTATATTATGTTGTTGATTTGAATTTGTAGAATTGATCCAAGATGTTGTTATATACATCTCGTTATCTATACCCATGATATCGTCGGCGTACTGTTTAATGTTTTCTAAAAATACATTTGCTAAATCTTTTAGATCTGGATTGTTTAACACATAACGATCTTCGGACATAGTATTTCCGGAATTCTGAAACGATAATTTATATGAGTTAATACAATCTAGCTCTTTGTTAGTAGGAGCCCTTATTATATTTTTATAAATCCCGATTGAAAAAATTGGAACTATTTCTGCATCCATTACTTTAATTTTCTTTTCTTTAAAAATTTATTAGTATATGTGATCATGTCTTTTTTAACTCTTTCTGTATCAAGTTTAAAATCAACATTGTCAATTTCACTTTCATAAGAGGCAAGCATCTCTTTGAGATTTATTTCAAATGAATCCCAATCTTCTTGCGCCTGCTTTGAACTTATTTTAATTTCCCAAACTTTATTATTTTTAAAAACAACAGTAATCGAGTCTAAGTATTTGAGAGGAACTACATTTAATGTAATTTCTCCA